TGTATCTCGTAACACATTTGGCTCATGGTCATGTCGTAGAACTCGTGACCCTCTGCTACCCAGTTCCAAATATCTATAGGTATTTCTTTGTCATCTATCTCAGTGAAGTCTCTGCTCCACCATTCGATAATGATTTCGTCATCGGGGTTGTACTCCGATAGGTATTTGATTGCTTGGCTAACTTTCATTGCTGTTCTCCTTTGTATGTTGCTTCCAGTGTTCGCTCATCCCATGCGATGATGTGTGCATCGTTTGATGTGGTGATGTAATCCATCGCACACACCCCGTCATGGTTGTCGCTGTATGTTTCTATTGCTATGACCAGTGTTATCTCGACCAGTTTTGTTGTTGCTAATACTTTCATTGCTATTGTCCTTCCATTTCGATAAGTGTTTCCATAATTTCCCAACCAAGTTCTACTGAACGGTCATGTAGCCCCTTGGCGATTGTGTCTAGCGTCTCTTCACACTTCTCTTGTGACCAGTCAGGGCGCAACGATTGAACGTCTTGCCATGACCATCTGATTTCTACCATTTCATCTTCATTCATTGCTGTTCTCCTTGTGCTTGTTGTTTGTGTTGTCTAACTTTGCAGGCATGTTGTAGCCAATACTCGCTTATCGGGTCGCCCCTCATTGCTTTGGCGTGACGCTCTGCCCGTTTCGCTTCCGCTTCGTACGCTTTCAATATCGCGCCGATGTTCAGTTGCTTTGTGCGTGCCATTGGTTACGCCCATTCCTGACAAAGTTTGTAACCACCACGATTGTCATTAGGGAATAACACTGATGAGAGCGAATAGACAAGGTGAAAACCCATGTCCATACCGCAACCGCCAACCCTGATAACACCCTGACCGTTCTTGTATTTGATTTTTTCACCCAATGCTTCTGCCACTGTGTAAGTGATGTCTCGTATCTGTCCGTCTTCGACTGTCTTGAGTGAGATGTCGCGAGACATTCCCGACTGCGAAACATGGCGTAGCACTGTGTAAACAGTTGGCTTGCCCTGTTCTGCGAACAGTTCTCGCAACCTCATCCTTGCCAGTTCTTTATCTACTGCTAACTGCGTTTTCTTGGTAATCATTTCTGTTTCCCTTCGTTGTTGTTGTGTCTAACTGTAGTACATTTATTATCTGTTGTCAAGTACTAACTTCATACTGTCCGCCTGATGCCACTGCTCACCCTCACCCATCACGGGCTTGACCTTATAATCTAGGTTGCCGTAACGCTGGCGGGCGTCCATAATTTCTACCTCAAACCATAGACTCGTCCCCGATACTCTCAACAGGGCAGTCTTTCCTATGTTCTGTGCCAGTTCTTGTGCTGTGCTCATTGGTTGCCCCTCACAATCTGCTCTAAGCGTGCTATCTCACTGTTGAGAGTGTTTACAAGTGCCACAAGGTGAGTCGCCCCTGCTACTGACAGTCTCAACACTTGCGTTGTTTTGTACCCCAATTCCGATGTTCTATCGTTGTCACAGATACCCCACAGCACTAACTCTGCCATAAGTTTATCGAGAGCGCTGTCTAGGTATTGTTCTTGTGTTGGTTCGTTCATTTCTGCCCCTTTTCTAGTTTGCCTATGTAATACCCTGTCATCACTAGCCCAATGCAGGCTAGACCGACAATGAACTCTCTGTACTCTGCTAATAGTCTCATGTTTTCCCTTTCGTTTGTTGGTTTACTGTCGTCCCCTAGTAGGTCGTGAACCTGTGCCGACTGTCTCGGACTAGGGATAACCTCGCTCTAGAATTCGAATTCTGAGACTGTTTCCCAGATATTTAACCCAACACTCTTCAATTCGTGCTCTAATTTCTGTACCGCAATATATGTGAGCGTCCCATAGTCGGACTCTCTTCCAAGCATTCTGTTGAACCAATGTTCCGCTAGTTCTTCGGCATCTCCCAATATCTCAAAGTTTCGCGCCGATACTGTTTGCCTATCTTCGTTGGTGATTATCGTCCGATAAATCACTGTCTTTGTGGTTGTCATTCTTTCCCCTATCTGTAGTAGTTGTTGTTATCCCTTACAAATACAACTATAGCGGAGCGTGATACACTTGTCAAGTCATTTCTCAATATTCTTTTCATATATCACCAAACAATATCCCCATCACGCCAACAGATAGACAACCCCGAACCATCACCAACACAGATACACCATAGGCGACCTATCGCCATGCAAACTAAAGTTAGCACCCTGCTACTTTTTGTTAGCAGTAGAGGGTAGGTTACTGGCTGGTAGGTTACTGTTGGGTAGGTTGCGGGACGGAATGTTACTGTACGGTAGGTTACTTGACGGTAACTTATGGCGTAACTGGGCATCTGCCGAGGCAACCCCCACCCCTACCATATGTATATCGTTGCGCGATGTTTTCACTCTTTTGGTTGTTTGGGGTGGCGCTTTAGGCGTGTGATACGTTTCGGTTTTTACCGATGCCCTGGGGCAGGGTGGCAGAGGTTTGTATGACAGTTTTTGACGCCTCTTCTTTTGAGAGCATCATTTATGTTTCTCCGCAGAGGAACAGATGTTCAGACTGGGGTGACGTGCACTTTGTGGGCAAGGCGCTTGCGCCGCGCCAGCATCATTAAAACTAAACAACAACAAAACCTAAAACAGTAAGATGCCCTCCCCCACATTTCCCGCACCCGCAGAAGGCTGCCGTGGCTAATTCAAGCCGACACCTTTAATTTGATGAGATGACGTTCATCACGCTGCTTACCTATTTCAAAGAATAGATACCTACCCAGGTTCCCCTGTTTACGTCCCGCACCATGCAACAGGTGTACGACCTTGGGTGCCCTGTGTCTTCCCGACATGAGGGTCTTGATGAAGTTGACTAGATGTTAGCAGACATTATGTTACTCTTACAACATGCCATCAAAGAAACCTGCTAAACCAAACTACACTGGTTCGCTTGCAGATTATAAAGCATCTGTAGCACAACCTAAAGGTATCGCAGAAGATATTGTTGGTGGAATCAAAAACCTTACAGCACCATGGCAATCAACAAAACCTGGTGAACTGTCACAAGTAACAACCACTAAAGCCGTTATTCGTGAAGGCGCAAAACAGTTAGACCAATCACTTGCAGGTGGCATGATAAGTGCTGGTGCCAAAGGTCGAGGTGCTTTAGCGAAACAGGCTGGAATAAACATACTTGCCGCTGGAGCAGGATACGGCGCAGGAAAAGCCATTGGCAAGGGAATACAAACTGTTTCAAACTCTCAAAAAATGTATTACGGAGTGCACGGAAGCCCAACAACTGGGTTGTCAAAAATTGTTCCGCAAACAGGACGAAACACACAAAGTTACAATACAAACATTTCAAAGATGCTTGGCAAGGACCAATCAGTAACATCACCAAAAGTGTTCAGTTACAAGCCAGACCCAGCCACCATTTTGTCATCTACAGATTACGCGCAGCGCGCTGGTAGCGGAACAGGCTCACTCTATGTGGTGAAAACCAAAGCAAAAAACATTCTTCCAAACACTGTTGATACCAGTAAGGCTGTTTCTGGTTCTGATGCCTTTATGGCAACAGGGTTAAGCATGGAACAAATGTCCAGCAAGGCAATGAAAGTAGTTAAAGAGTTCCCTATGGGTAACTATACAAAAAAGACTTTTGACATCATGGAGGGAGCCTGGGAAACAACACAAAACTTTTCACCCCTTTCCAAGCAAATCCAACAAGCAATACAGTCAGACAAGAAATTTACTTTCAGTCCAATCAAACCCCGCAGAAACAAGTAAGGTTAACCAATGGCAGCGAAGAAACCTGCGAAACCTAAAGGTATCGACTGGAATTCCAATCTGTCGGATTTTAAAAACACTTTAACAAACATCGCAGCAAACGACCCTATCATTGGTCCGAACGTCAAATATGCGCAAGCGTTCGTAAAAGGTGGAACAAACGCATTAGCAAAATCTGTGGTAAAAGAAGTAGCAGTAAACGCAGCGTCATACGCAACAGGTCGAGTGGTGGGCAAGGTTGTGGGGAAAGTTGCACCAAAAGTAATATCCAAAATACTTCCAGCGAAAATTGGTGTCCACCACAGTGTTACCCCAACAAGCGGCAACCCATTTACAGGCAAAGTACAAACATCGGTAGCCAACAAAGGTTTAACAGCAATGGACCAAAAACCTGGATACTCCTACTTTTGGGACACAGGCAAAGGCAAATCGGGTATAGCCAAAGCCGTCAGCGAAGCAGACTTCCAAACAAAACAAATAGCCGACAAAATCTTGTTAGACAAAGGTCAAAAAGCCGTTGGATATGTAACCAAAATTCCTCGTGGAGCAGCACGCCCCGACACTAACGTGCCAGGGTCTATTGCTAGAGAACTTAAAGGAACCCAAAAGATTGTTGGGACTGTGAAAGCCTCTGGACCAGATTTCTTGGGGATGACCAGTTTTAGCCAAAAAAACCTAAAAGACCTATCTAGGGCTGTCCAAGTTGCCAAACAAAAAGAGTTTGTGAAAAGCGCAGCCAAAATTGGTTCGTTGGGTGCAGCCACCACTGTCGGTGCAATCAAGGTCCCTAAAAAGAAGTAAGGTTAAATCATGGCATCAAGGAAAGACCCTAAAGCAAAAGAGAACCAATCACGTAAACCCGTCGCACAAAAAGCGATGGCTGACACTTCAGGTTCCAACCTTGCAGATTTTAAAAAAGTTGTACTCAACACCCCGCAACGTGCAGCAAACAACCTGCTCAACGTAGTCAAATCAACACCGTTAGGTATAGCCGCCCAAACCGCAGCAAAAGGTGCAGCAACCTACCAAAACAAAGGTTACAAAGCAGCAGTAACACAGCAAGCAAAAATTGCTGGACTACAAATAGCATCCGAAGTTATCAGTTACGGCACAGGGAAAGCCCTACAAAGAGGCGTTGGCGCCGTGGTTAGCACTGGGCTACCAGCCCGAATCAGCAACAAAGTCACAGGTCAACAAGTTCTTGTTCATGGAACACCAGATTTTGAAAAGTTGATTGGAAACAAGTTGATGCCAAAAGCAGGAAGCCCTGGCTCCCCAACCGAAAAAGTTGTGTTCGGATACAACCCACAATTTAAAGGAAGCGGCAGCGCCGACTACCTCGAAGGAAGCGTCAAGCAGTACACAGGTCCAAAAGGTGGGGCAATCATCGCGAAGTTTCCTAAAAAAAGTTTGAAAAACTTGGAGTATCAAGAAAGCAATGCTGGTTTAGTTAACCAGATGGCGGCAAAAGGGAACCCTCTTGACCCCAAAAATCCTCCTTGGGTTCTTTCTAAAAGCCCAGCAAGAATTGTTGCAAAGGTTCCTGTTGCTGGCGGAGATTTCAAAAACCAATTGGCAAGAGAACTTAAACTTGCGGGTGCACCTTTGCGTGACTCAACCAGAGAAAAGGCTCTTGAAAGATTGTTGAGAGAACGAGCATCTAAGAAGTACAACAAAAACAACCCTTCAGTCGTATAAGGTAGTACGTTATGGCATTTAATCGTCCAGACCCAAACGCATCACTAGCAGACTACAAAGAACACGCAGCCCGCAAACAACCAATGGGCAAAACAAAACCTAAAGAACACCTAGCCCAAAAACGCACCAAAATCGATAAAGCGATTGCTAACGCACAAGCATTTCAAAAGCAGCGCACAGCCCTCATCAACATGTCTACCAAAGACAAACTGGGTTCCGCATTGGAAGCAGGCATCATTGGTGCGGCAACAGGTGGTGGCATTGTTGCAGCCCAAAAAGGTATACGCGCAGCCGTCAACAGTGGCATACCAGCACGAGTGTCGAACATGGTCAAGGGTGAAATTGTTGTAGTACACGGCTCACCAACACAAGGTCTTAAAGTAATAAATCCAACACAAGGATTGAACCGCAGGGGTACCCGCGCAGTCGACCTTGGTAAACAAGGATTTTTTGAAATACCAAAACCAAACACGGTTAATCAAGGTGGAAATATTGCAAAAAATTATGCTTTGCCCGACAAACTTGGGAACGTACCCGAAGGAAAAGTTGGAGGCGGAAGCATCTATATTGCAAAAACAAAAAAAACAGGATTAGTTCAAGAAGGATATATTGGTTATACCCCGAACCCTTCTCCAGTTGTTTCTGAAATCCGTTTAAGTAATATTCCTGAAAAAAATATTCAATTATATTTTGATAAATATGAAAAAGCAATTAAAAAAGCAGGAGGACCACAATTACCTCGCGCGATTAAAAAAGAAATAAAAACTTTTCAAAAACAACAATCAAAACTTCCTCCAAAGAAGTAAGGTAATCCCTGTATGGGAACTAAACGAAAAGTAGCACCAGAAGACAAACAACGATTCTTCGCAGCCATAGCAGCAGGCTCATCAATCACCGAAGCATCCCGCATCTCAGGCGTACACATCAACACAGGGTCACGCTGGTTAGCCCAATCCAAAGCAGCCAAAGCCAAACTAGACGCAGCCGTACTCGCCGTTACTAAAACCAAATCCCGTGAAGGCGGAGCACAACACCGCCAATATGAACAAGACCTGGATGAAGCGAATAACCTTCTCCCAGCCATCCCCCATCACCGTCTCTGCGAAAACGCTCAACGAGGATTAGACGACTTCGACTTCTTCCGCAAACACTACCTAGGACGGGTACCTTCCCCGTGGCAAGTAGAGGCAGCCCTCAAACTTGTAGAAATGTTGGAACACCCCGAAAAAGAATTCGTTGTACTAAACGTCCCACCAGGAGCAGGAAAATCCACCCTGTTCCACGATGTTGCAGTATGGGCAATCGTACGCAACCGTGCCATCCGAGTGATGATTGGCTCCATTTCACAAGCAATGGCAAAACAATACAGTCGCCGAATCCGAGAAACCCTGGAACGCCAGCAACCAATCCAGCCAGACCCAGAAATAGTTCGCAAAGGATTAGCAGTTGACGCTGAAGGATGCCTGTCTGTGGACTACGGCAGGTTCAAACCCTCCGACAAAGGCGCTTTGTGGCGTGCAGAAGAGTTTGTAGTGGAACAACTAGACGGAAACGGGCTAGACAACAAAGAACCAACCGTACGTGCCTATGGTATTGACTCAGAATACATTGGACACCGTGCCGACCTATGCCTCTTCGACGACGTTGCCTCTGTAGATAACGCCCGTGAAGGCAACACTCGTGACAAACTGTTGGAACGTTGGGACCAAGTAGCCGAAGCCCGTGTCGACCCATCAGGATTACTGGCTGTGGTCGGTCAAAGACTGGGTTCAGGCGACCTTTACGCCCATTGCCTCAACAAAATCACGTACGACCTTGACGATGAAGACTACGACGGCATGGACATGACCACCCCAGAAGCAGTGAACGCTATGGAACCAGTCAAATCCTCTAAATACAAACACATTGTGTACAAAGCGTATTATCCTGAACTGGATGATGGTCCAAAAAGCAGACGATTCGACTCCAAACCGTACCCTAAAGGTCCGCTACTTGACCCTCAGCGTCTCTCTTGGAAAGATTTGTCGTACATTCGGTACTCGAACCCAAGAACGTTTAAGGTTGTATATCAACAAGAAGATGATGCGTCAGATACAAACCTAATATCGCGAACATGGATAACAGGCGGGCTAGGAGACGACGGTGTTCTCTACCAAGGTTGCATCGATAATGACCGTTTGCCAGGACAAATTCCTGAAGGACTCGCACCACCAGTAATCTCCATCATTTCGGTTGACCCATCCCCATCCCAGTTCTGGGGAATCCAATGGTGGCTATATCAGCCGTCAACAAACCTCAGATATTTGATAGATGTTGAACGAGTGAAACTTACCGCCGA